GGTGAACCTGATCAAGCTGCAAAATTACTAGATCCTAACAGCAGTACATACAAGTCTTTAATGGTAATGATGAATGCATTTGCAGAAGCACACGATGAACTAGCATTTGGTGATCATAGCATGGGTGCTGGAATAAACGAAAGTGCTACAGTGTGCGAAGACTGCGGTAAGCCCAGTTGGCGTACAATGTCAAAAGAAGAACTAGACGAAGCACACGGAAACGACAGCAGATACGATAAATGCTGGAAAGGATGCCGAAAAGTTCCGGGTAAAAAACGTGGCGAAAAAGGCAGCTGTAAATGTCCTTAAATAATGAAATTGCTGACCTATTAAAGTTTATTTCAGAGAACGAAGAAGCTGATTATTCTCCAAGAGATTACACTGCGGCTTTACGACAGACCGACCTCGGCGACGAAGATACTCCTAGATATATTGTTGCAGCACAAGCTCTTGCACTATCATCAAAAGGATTAGAACTTAGTGATGAACAACAAAGAGCTTTAGGGCCATATGTGAGTTTGTTTAGCGAACTACTAGTTAACCCAAGATTTAGATCTAGAATACATTCTATGATTAGGCTAATTAATCAAGATAAATGATAAATCCTATCGTCGATGATACAGAAGAAGATTTTGTATGGCGGCGAACACACCCCGATAAGCTTTGGATTTTTGATAAACTTATATTATCTAGAAAATTAGGTTATATTTGTGGTCCAACCGGGCTAGATGTTCCAAGACCTGATTATTATATAATACGCCCGTGTGTAAATGCTCTTGGCTTAGGACTAGGTGCATCTAAAAAATGGATAGAAGATGGCACTGTACATTTACCTATAGGTTTTTTTTGGTGTGAATGGTTTGAAGGTAGACATTTAAGCATAGATTACAAATACGGAAAACAAGTGTTAGCTGTAGAAGGTATAAAGCCTGCAAATACACTTACTCATTGGCAGTTATGGAAACGTGTAGATGATACCATACCTTTACCTAGTATATTAGAACCTTTTGTAGATGAAGAATATATAAACTGTGAATTTATAGGCGGTAAATTAATTGAAGTACATCTACGAAGAAACGAAGATTTTGACAAAGCTGTAGACGAATTTATACCAGTTTGGAAAGATCAAAGTACTGATCCGCCGCCGGGCTACAAATACATAGACTATCCCGACTTACATGGTAGAATAGGTGCATTTGTTAAATAAAATTATTGACAAACTTTAATTTTTAGCGTATATTAAAGTATTATTAGGAGAATATATATGAGTGACAGAGTCTATGGGCCTGATGAGAAAGCAAAGCTTGAAAGACTTGTAGCTGAAGGTGTTGGTGTATTACAAGAAGTAGATGATTTGCAAGAAGGTTTGAAAGATACCGTAAAGGCAATTGCAGAAGAACTTAATGTTAAGCCTGCGTTGATTAACAAAGCAATTAAAGTAGCTTATAAGCGTGATTGGGATAAACATGTAGATGATTTCGAAGACTTAGAAACTATTGTTTCTACAGTCGGAGTTGATAAGTAATATATGCCATACGTTGACGCTTTTTTTGATAGAGATGCAGATATAATTCGAATAGTAGAACGTATTGAAGGCAAGCGGGTTTTCAAAGACATTCAATCAAAATATACTTTCTACTACGCAGATGCTGCTGGAAAATACAAAAGTACACACGGTGAGCCTCTCAAAAGAATTGTATGTAAAAACACAAAAGAGTTTAAAAAAGAACTTGCAATAAACAAACACTTGAAGTTATTTGAGAGTGATACTAATCCTATTTTCCAATGTTTAAGTGAAAATTATATAAATCAAGATGCTCCTAAGCTCAATGTTGTGTTTTGGGATATTGAGACTGACTTTGATCCGGATCGTGGATTTGCTCCAACAAATGATCCATTTATGCCTATTACTGCTATCACTGTATATTTGCAATGGCTAGATATGCTAGTTACTGTTGCAATGCCACCTAAAGGCCTTCCCTTAGAAGAAGCACAGACTATTTGTAACGAGCGGTGGGGCGAGCAGTGTATACTGTTTCCCCATACAGAACAAGGCGAGCGTGATATGCTCGAAGCGTTCTTAGATCTTATTGAAGATGCTGATGTACACAGTGGTTGGAACTCAGAAGGTTATGATGTTCCGTACACTGTTAACCGTATCAGTCGTATCTTAAGCAAAGATGACACTCGTAGATTTTGTTTATGGCAACAATTGCCAAAGAAACGTGAATTCGAAAAGTTTGGAAAAACAAGTGAAACCTATGACACCGTCGGTCGTGTGCATATGGATTATCTTAACTTGTATAGAAAATACACATACGAAGAACGTCATTCTTTTAAACTAGATGCAATTGGCGAATACGAAGTAGGTGAAAATAAAACTCCTTATGAAGGAACCCTTGACCAACTATACAACAATGACTTTGAAAAATTTATCGAGTATAACAGACAAGACGTTGCATTGTTAGACAAACTTGATAAGAAACTAAGATTTATTGATTTAGCTAACGAACTTGCTCATGCTAACACTGTGCTACTACAGACTACTATGGGTGCTGTAGCGGTGACAGAGCAAGCTATTGTTAACGAAGCGCATCGACGTGGTATGCAAGTACCAAACAGAAAAGAACACGAATCAACGCAAGCTGCTGGTGCTTATGTTGCTTATCCAAAAAAGGGCTTACACAAATGGGTTGGCTCTATGGATTTGAATTCTCTATATCCGAGTGTAATTCGATCTCTTAATCTGGCTCCTGAAAGTATTGTCGGACAACTGCGGCCTGAGGAAACTGACGCTTACATACACGAGCAAATGACTCTTAAGAAAAAGTCTTTTGCTGCTTCATGGGAAGGGTTGTTTGGCACGTTCGAGTACGAACATGTTATGGAGCAGAGACGTGATAAAATGATTACTGTAGACTGGGAAGATGGTCGTACCGATGTCCTTAGTGCAGCCGAAGTACACAAACTTATTTTTGATAGCAATATGCCGTGGATGCTAAGTGCAAATGGTACTATTTTTACACATGAGTTTGAAGCAGTTATTCCTGGCATTCTAAAACGTTGGTATGCTGAACGTAAAGAATTACAAGGCATGCTTAAGAAAGCAATCGCAGCTGGTAATCAAGCCGAAATTGAGTATTGGGATAAACGACAACTTGTTAAAAAGATTAACCTAAACTCTCTTTACGGTGCAATTTTGAATCCTGGCTGTAGATTTTTTGATAAGCGTATTGGCCAATCAACTACACTAACTGGCAGACAAATTGTTAAACATATGAGTGCAGAAGTAAACAGAGTTGCTACTGGTGAGTATGATCATGTTGGCGAAACTGTTATTTACGGCGATACTGACTCTGTATATTTCTCAGCATATCCAGTTCTTAAAAAAGAGGTCGATGCAGGTAACATTCCTTGGACCAAAGATAATGTAATTACTTTGTATAATCAAATTGCCGATCAAGCAAATACAACTTTTCCAGACTTTATGCTACGTGCTTTCCACTGTCCCAACAGCCGCAGTGATGTAATTGCAGCAGGTAGAGAAATTGTAGCCCAAACTGGTCTGTACATCACTAAAAAACGCTATGCTGCTCTTGTTATCGACGACGAAGGCAATCGAAAAGATGTCGACGGTAAGACTGGTAAAGTCAAAGCAATGGGCCTTGATCTACGTCGTGCTGATACACCACCGTACATGCAAGAATTCTTAATGAAAGTGCTTACTCGTGTATTAGAAGAAGCGCCACAGCAAGAAATTATAGACATGATTATTCAATTTAGAAAAGATTTTGAATCACGTCCTGCATGGGAAAAAGGCACTCCAAAACGGGTAAATAATTTAAATAAGTTTAGAACTTTAGAAGAAAAACAAGGAAAGGCAAATATGCCAGGGCATGTAAGAGCAGCACTAAATTGGAATACCTTAAAGAAAATTAACAGTGACAAGTATTCAGAGGATATTGTTGATGGTATGAAAACAATTGTTTGTAAACTAAAACCAAATCCTTTAGGTTACACAAGTGTTAGTTATCCAACTGATCAACTAAGACTGCCGCAATGGTTTACTGAACTGCCGTTTGACGATGCTGCAATGGCAGAGACAATTATTGATAATAAAATATCAAACCTTATCGGTGTGCTTGACTATCCTCTCGAAGATACTAAACAAAATACTACATTTTCAAATTTATTTGAATTTGAAAGCTAAAGGAGAAATAAAATGTCGTTTAATAAATTTTTAGAAAAAACAATACAAAAATCTCAGCACTGTAATAGAAACTGGGATTTAAGTAAAGAAATTCCCGAAGATGATGTAAAAACTATGGTAGTCTCGGTAACAGAATGTTCATCTAAACAAAATAGAGTTTTTTACAAACCTATCTTTATTACAAATAGGGATATTATAGAAAACGTTCATAAAAAAACTGTGGGATTTTGGGGCGGCGACGGTCATCCTAAACAACCAGAAAAATATATGACAAACTCACAAACTCTTGCTAATTTGTTAGTAGCTTTTGTAAGAGATAGAGATTTAGAAGTAGAACCTCGTACTGACTTAGAAGTAGAAAAAGGCGTAATTGAAGGTAAAACCCAGTTAGATGAAGATAGATCTTTAGGCATAGCAGCTGGATATTTGACTCTTACTGCTAATATGCTCGGTTACGATACAGGATGCTGCCAATGCATCAGCGACCCTGAAGGAATGAAGAAAGATTTAGGCACAGACGAAGATGTATTACTACTAATGGGTATTGGCTATCGCGATAACTCAAAAAGTAGACTAGAACATCATGAAGATAATAATTTTAAATTTCCTAGCTTTAAGAAAGAAATAAAAGTAGACTATATTTCATGACTATATGCATTACCGGGCATACAAGCGGTATAGGAAAAACACTTTACGAAGCACTTGATAATACTATTGGCATAAGTAGAAGTACAGGATTTGATATAGCGGTTGACGACATTACAAGTTATATCAATCCTGATACTATTCTTATTAATAATGCATTTACATATGATGATGTATATGCACAAGAAAAAATTTTACTACAATCATTACATGCAAAAAAAATTATATGCGTAGGCACTAATAGTCAATATTCAGGAATATACAAAGAATCAAAAGATAAACTGAAACAAACCTGCAAAGATTTATTTCTCAAAGGATACAATGTAACTTATCTGGCATTAGGTAAGGTAGACACGCCTTTTCAACAAAAAACAAATCCATCAGAACCTATGATAGAACAGAAATATTTAATAGACTGCGTAAAGTTTATCATTAACTGTCCTTATAGAATAGAAATTTTAAGTATTAGACCTGATTAATTAACTTTTTAGTTTGCATTATAATTAAAAGTGTAGTATAATAAAAAATATTAATATGTGAGAAATTTAAATGAAAATGGGTTTTACTGCAAGTACATTTGATTTATTACATGCAGGACATGTTCAAATGCTTGCTGATGCAAAAGAACAATGCGATTATTTGGTAGTAGGTTTACAGGTTGACCCGTCTATTGATAGACCTGAAAAGAATAAACCAGTTCAAACCTTAGTAGAGCGATATGTACAGTTAAAAGGCGTAAAATATGTGAATGAAATTGTATGTTATCAATCTGAAGAAGATTTGTTAGATATACTGAAAATATTTCCTATTACAGTGAGAATACTTGGCGAAGAATACAAAGAAAAAGAGTTCACAGGTAGAGAGTTGTGTAAACAAAAAAATATTGAACTGTTTTTTAACAAGCGAGATCATCGCTTTAGTTCTAGTGACATAAGACAGCGTGTTTGTGACGCTCTTAAGGAAAAAGAAGTAACAACACCTTGGTATAAAAATATTATTCCGCCTCGATCTTAATCTAAATATATTGACAAAACTTTACCTACATAATATAATAAAATATTGGAGAAATTATAATGAAAGACATTTTACAAGATATTGTCGCACATACTCACACTTTAGGTCTTCCTATGGTTAAAATTAGTGTAAGCGACTCAAACAATACAGTGATTGAGTCTATGGCTGAAGATCGCAGTGTTGTAGTTAAAGCACAAACACATACACCAGTTGTAGAATTTACTGATACGTTTGGTATGCCAAACTTAGATAAACTGTCACTGCATCTCAAAAATCCAGAGTACAGAGAAAACGAAAAAATTGTTGTAGTTACTGGCGATCGAAACGGCGAAACAGTTCCAACACACATCCATTTTGAAAATGCAAGCGGTGACTTTCAAAATGATTATCGCTTTATGAGCAAAGCTATTATTGATGAAAAACTCAAAGCTGTAAAGTTCAAAGGCGCAACTTGGGCTATTGAATTTGAGCCTACACTTGCTAGTATTAGTCGTCTTAAGCTAATGAGTGCTGCACATTCGGAAGAACCATTATTTAAAGTATCAACTGATAACAATAATCTTATATTTTCGTTTGGTGATGACGGCACACATGCTGGCGAATTTGTATTTGAACAAAATGTAGCAGCATCTTTACAGCATGCATGGTTCTTTCCAGTAGCACAAGTACAAAGCATTCTTAATCTCGATGGTGATGTTACAATGAGCATTTCTGACCAAGGTGCTATGAAAATTACTGTCGATAGCGGCATGACTACCTACGATTATATTGTTCCAGCTCAAAGTAAGTAATGAATATAAATTTAACTGAAACACAAAATGACTACGCTATATTTCTGCCTGCACTAAGTGGCTTTTATGCCACTTATGTAGGTAAACAACGATTTGACGAATACGTACCTGCAGATCGTGTTCCGAGTAATTTGCCTAATGGTGTTGAAAGTTTGAACTACCTTAATAAATCACAAGGAAAATTCCAATACAAATGGACATTGTATTCTGCAGGTCATGCTGACTTAG